CCATTGCTGTAAAAAGGAGCTAACCATGGCAACCACAACATTCCTGTCCAACGCGACCATCAACATCACTCAAGGTGCCACCACCTATGACTTGTCTGACCAAGCGAACCAGTGCACACTCACCATCGGCTCCGACTCGCTCGAGATCACAGCCTTCGGCGATACGGGTCACAAGTTCGCACCGGGTCTTCAGTCGGTCGACGTGAGCATCACTTTCTTCTTGTCGTACGGTGGCACAGGTGCCACGTCGGAAGTGGAAACAGCGCTTGCAGCGATGGTCGGTCTCGGTACCACCACACTCGTGATCAGCCCATCGGGCACGACTGAGTCGGCGTCTAACCCTGAGTACACCATCACCAACGCAATGCTGGCGTCGTTTACGCCTATCAACTCAACCGTGGGTGAGATGGCAACCGTAACCGCCAACTGGGTCGGCGGCACTTGGGCACGCGACATCACCTGATCCAACACATAGGGAGAAACTATGAAACTGACATTGCAAGTCACTGAGCGTGACCAGCACTACACCGTCACAACCAACCTTGGCGTGATTGTGGCTTGGGAACGCAAGTTCAAGCGCAAGGCTTCACAGCTGGGCGAAGGCATCGGAGTCGAAGACTTAGCGTTCATGGCGTGGGAGTGCTGTAAACAAAACAGCATCTCCGTACCCATTGTCTTTGATGAATACGTCAAGCGTCTCGAGAACATTGAAGTGGTGGATAACGAACCTGTAAACCCTACGACCGAGGCACATACAACTACGGACTAGCTTCTTTGCTACTTCGCACAGGGTATTGGCCTCCTGACATACCATTTGACCTAGACACATTGGCGACAGTGCTAAAGGCAGCCGAAGACATAAAGGAGGGCTAGATGCCTAACGCAATCGAAACCCAACTTGAAATGGTCGGAGTTAAAGAAGCGTTGCGTGCTCTCAACAGCATTGACAAAAAGGCGCGTCGGCAGGTAACCAAGGATTACGCCCAGATTGTGTCCACGGTCGTACAGGAGGCTCGCGCTAGCACACCTACGGAGCCACCGCTGTCTGGTATGGCTTATTCGTGGAAGGCTCGTCGAGTGGCACCAATTTTCCCGTGGAACAACGCAAAGTCTGACCGGGCTATCAAACCATTCGTGTCTGGTAAGAAACCACGCAAATACAACGCTTATGTGTCTGACCTTGCTTCGTTTGGTATCAAGTGGACCGCAGCCGACGCTCTTGCGATTGAAATGTCGGGTAGTGGTCCTGTACCCACCGAAAAGGGTAAAGAGATGGTGCGCGCGTTGAATCAGCGTTATGGCACACCGGGTCGTTTCTTGTGGAAGGCTTATGAGCGCCACGCCGAAACCGTGTTAGCCGAAACCGAGAAACTGATCCGCAAGGTTATGAAGCAAGTCGAGAAAGAAATCTGATGGCTATCAAAATCCCAATCATTACTACGTTTGCGGGCGAGGGCATTCAGAAGGCCATCAAGTCGTTCAAGCAACTGGAGACGGCTAGCGACAAGGTCAAGTTCGTTCTTAAGGCTGGCGCTTTGGCTGGCGCTGCGGCTTTTGCTGCGTTGGGTGCAGCTGCGTTTCAGGCTGGGCAACAGTTGGTCGGGTTTGCTCGTATGGCTGCCGACGATGAGAAAGCCCAGAAACAGTTAGCGCTGTCTATTCGTGCGTCTACTAAGGCTACGGATGCCCAGATTGCGTCGGTTGAGGATTACATTGACGTGACCCAGCGCGCTGTCGGTGTGGCTGATGATGAGTTGCGTCCTGCGTATGCGCGTATTATTCGCTCGACTCGTGACTTTGACAAGGCGCAACGTTTGCTCAATTTGGCGCTCAATGTGTCTGCGGCGACCGGTAAGCCCCTAAAGCAAATCGTCGAGGGATTGTCTAAAAGTTTTGACGGATCTAATACAGCAATTACCCGTCTCGGTCTTGGCTACGACAAAGCCCAACTCAAGGCAATGTCTTTCAACGACATTCAGAAGGACCTTGAGAAGCGTTTTAGCGGGTCGGCTTTGGCTAACGCTGAAACCTTTGAGGGCACGATGGCTCGGTTCCGCATCACCGTGGACGAATTGAAAGAGTCGCTAGGTGCTGCACTTTTGCCGTACCTGAAGCGCCTAGCGGAATACGGGATTCAGATTGCTGACGCGTTTGGCAAAGACGGCGTCGCTGGAGCCTTTGCCGAGTTGAAATACATTCTTACTAATTTGCTGTATGGCAACAACGGCCAACTGAACGCTGCTGGTCGAGCTTTGAACGACCTAATCATGAAGTTCAACACGCTTAGCAAATACTTCAACATTGGTGCCACTATTACTGATTACGCAACTGGTAACGCTTTTATTCGCGCTACTGGTCAACTGACTGGTAGCCCAATCCAAGGCTTCGGCGTCCCACAGGCTCCGACCCTTTCCACTTTGCCGGGCTTTAGGTTGCCGGGTCGTAACCCTGAGAACGCTCAGGTAACCATCAACATGATGGGCGTAGTCGGTGACCGCGCAGCCATCGGACAATACGTTGACGCTGCTTTGCGCCAGTGGCAACGCCGAAGCGGTGGACGCTAATGCCGTACCCCGTCGCTGTTGTTGAGATTGCGTTTACAGACGGCCCGTATGTGGTGTCGCCCACTTGGACTGACGTGACCGCTTATGTGCGTGGTATGGACATCTCTCGAGGCATCCCAGACGACTGGACTTTGCAGGCTGACGGCTCCGCAACGGTAACCCTGTCCAACCGTGATCGACGCTTTGACCCGTTCAACACGACAGGACCGTACTACGGCAATTTGCTTCCGCGTCGCCAAATCCGTATACGCGCCACCCACGCAAGCACTACCTACGACGTGTTCCGTGGCTTTATTGCCGGGTGGCCACCCGAGTGGACCGACGCAGGCACCGACTCGACTGTCACCTTGTTCTGCTTTGACGCTTTGCAGCTGCTTGGCTCGTCGTCGCTACCTGCTGACTGGTCACGCGATTACATTCTCAGCCAATCGCCACGGCACTACTACCCCTGCGACGAACCCGTTACCCCGTACACGGGCACTAGCACACTCAAGGATTACGGGTCCATTCCACTAAACATGACAACAACTGCGTCGGCTATAAACGGTGCCGAACTTGCGGCTGGTCTTCCCGGCAACTCAATCCAAGCGTCTGTGTCAAGCGCAGCGTCTTCCGTCTTCGGCCCAATTGCTGCTAACACTAATTTCAGTGTTTCTTTATGGGCTGTTATGGACTCGACTTCCGCTACTACAGGCGGCACCGTCGGCGCGTACGGATGGGCCATCGGCTGGGATCCAAACACAGGGCAATACGTTGTCACTATCCAAGACCAAGCTGCGGGCTTGACCCGAACGTATACATCGTCTAACACTTACGACGGTTTGCAACCTAGTCACGTCACTTTCTCATTCAACGTCACCAGCAAGGCATTAGTCCTAATGGTCGACGGTGTTATCGGTGCGACAACGAGTGCAACGGCCGGAGCCATTATCATCATCGTCGGTGAGAATGTCGCCCTCGGTACGGGACAGTTTCAACAAGTGTGCGTCTGGACGGGCCTTATCGCTCAAGCCACAGTGCAGGAAATTATCCGCAGGTCTAAAGCGGTGTTCCCCGAAACCACCAGCGCCCGTTTCGACCGCATCATCGCTGAGACACCCTTCAGCGCGTCGCTAACGAGCGTCCCAGCGTCGCCTGCGTCATCGGTGCTGGACATCACAAACGACGCCCCTACGGCCGTCTCAGAACTAAGCAAAGTTGCGGTGTCGGAGTTTGCTCCGCTGTTTGTAAACAAAGCTGGCACCGTCACCATGTACAGCCAGTCACAGATCCGCAGCCAAACTAAGTCGATTGTTCCGCAAGCCGAATACGGCAACGGCGTCGGCTTCATGGGCAACTCCATCGGCACCGAAGTGCAGCTGCAATACGACGGCGACTCAATGCGCAACGTCTCTAACGTCCAGATGAGTGGCGGCGGTGTTTACATTCAGACCAACTCGAGCAGTGTCACCACCTACGGCGAAGCGGAACAGTACGTCGAAACACAGGTTTCTTCATTGGCTGACGCTGTAGACATCGCCAACATCGTAAACGGCTGGGGCGGGAATGTTTACGCCAAGGCGTCACCGGTGTCGGTCGTGTTGTCGCCTACCGCGTCGTGGGCTTCGACGCTCGGGCTTGAGTTGTTTGACAGGTTTACTTTGCAGGTCACTCCACCGTCTGGCAACGCGATCACTACGCCGATGTTGGCGTCTCGTATTGCGCACTCGGTTAGCCCTGAGCGTTGGGTGACGACGCTTGAGGGGTCGGCGCGTTGGGCTGCGGTATTTATTCTCAACCAATCTCGCCTAGGCGGGACAGACCTTTTAGGATGATGTCATGAGTTTCCCAGTATTTGCTAGTGGCGACGTGTTGAACGCCAGCGACATGAATGGTGTCGGGTTGTGGCTGGTCAAGACACAGACGGTCGGCTCTGGTGTTTCAAGCGTGACCGTCACGGGAGCCTTCAGCGCCGACTACGACAATTACAAAATCATCTATGCAGGGGGCAGCAATAGCACTAACGATTTGGCAATGCAGTTGAGATTTGCAAATACTGCACATCATTACGGCTCAATGCGTTATGACTCTTTTACTGGGGTAGGTAGCGGAACACTTGCCACTAACGCTCAAACTTTTGGGTATTTCGGTTTGACAGGTGCTGCAACACAACCGTTTTGGTCCATTGATGTTCTAAACCCATTCCAAACGATTTTCACCAAATGGTCAGGGTTTTTTGTTTCAAACCTTTATGCGGGGCAAGGTGGTGGCGTTTATGCACAAAACACATCAATTTCTGATTTCACTATGCTTACGCCTACTGGAACAATGACAGGAGGAACTATTCGTGTCTACGGCTACCGAAACTAAAAAGCCCCTACTCATTCAGATTGACGATGAGATTCGTGAGATGACACCCGAGGAGATTGCAGCCCATGAAGCGCTTATCGCTGACATTCCTGCTCTGCCTAGCCCTGAGTAGTTGCGCAGACCGCGTACGCGAAAACTGCGACACCACCCAAGCCGACGGCCTACTAGAAAGACGATGCCCATGAAACCCGAAAACCGCCTAACCAACGAAGAAATCAAAGCCCGACTTATACTCGTAGTCGGCGTCGCACTCTCGTTTTCATTCGTAGCCGCCATCGTGTCGCTGATCTACGGCCTGCTATTTGTCGTGCAACCACTCGAGCAAGCACCGAACGACGCCGAAGCATGGGCTGTGCTGTCACCGATGCTGATGACCCTTGCCGGTGGACTCATCGGACTTCTTGCAGGCAACGGCCTGAAGGACAAGCCGAAGGACCCGCCCAGTGCCCCGTAAATACCCCTTCTACCCTTCTTGGAACGGCAGAAAAGCCAGCCCTGTGCTCGAGCAGTTCGTCAAGAACATGAGAGCCCGCTGGGGTTTCAGCAACCTTGGCATTTACGCAAACCGCACTATGCGAGGCTCCGAAAACCTGTCAGTGCACGCCACAGGCTGGGCTTGCGACGTGGGCTACACCGACCGCAAGATCGGCGTTGCCGCTTTCGACTGGCTTATTGCCCACACTAAAGAACTACGCATAGCCGAAATCCATGACTACGCCTACAAGGACCCAAAACAGACTAAGGCGTGGGGTCGTGGCTACCGATGCTCACGCGGTGAAGGTGTCAAAGGCATCAAGATTTTCAACTCGGAAGACAACGCTGGCACACCCGGCGGTAAATGGCTTCACGTTGAGATTGAGAACAGCTGGAAATCTGCTGAGGAGTTTCAGGCCGCTTGGAAGGCTATTCCGAAGCCATAAGGACGCTGGCACTGCTTGGATACGGTGACGGCTAGCGGGTGGGGTTGTTGGTTTCTCCCCGGCTCCACCCGCGATCTCGCAATGCTTGACAAGTCTGTAAACATTTGTTTACACTGATGTTACGCCGCCAAGGGCGCATACAAGGAGAAACACAAATGCCAGTAATGGACGACTTCCATTCACAGATACTCGAAGGACATTGGCAGGGCCTTTGCTCGTATGAGATTGCCGCAGAGCTGGGCGCAGACCCAGTTATTGTTGCCCGCATCATTGACGACTTCAACACGTTGGGATACTGAGCGATGACAACATTTGACGACTTGCCACTGTTCCGCAACACCGACCCGCAAGGGTCTGTAAACGGAGCGAAGCACATCACACCCAAGCGCGGCTCACAAGCTATGCGCTTACTCGCCATCTACGCCCAAAACCCGATTATGGGTTTGACCGACGAGGAAGCATCGTCGCAGGCTGGCATCCTGCACGGCTGGAAGCGTTGCGCCGACCTACGCCGCATGGGCTTCATCGAGCCCACAGGCACCATGCGCCCAACCGTGGCACAGGTAAACGCTATGGTCTGCCGTATCACCCAGCAAGGTCTCGAGGCACTAAAGTGATCCACGCAATAGTCTCATGGGTC